AATTGAGTAATATGAACACAAGTCAATAAATCTTCTAAATATCCACATCTACTATTTGTCACAATTCGTTTTGTTTCTTCTTGAACAATTGTATCATTCCATTTTGGAACTCTGGAGAGAAAATTTTGAAATGTCATTAAATATTTCTCTTCTTCGTCATTGTCTAAACATAATTTTGTAGCTTCATCAAAAATAGATTTAACGCCCTCAATCATCAAGGGTGTTAATATTGTTACCAAACGAGATGAATATTCGTTTTTTGCCTCGGATAAAACATTAACATTATAATCGTCCATTTACATTTCTAAGATATTTTCTAAATTTAAGTTTTTCCGCATAAAAAATAAATTTAATATTACTAACATAAATAATTTTTCATTTCTATATTCACTTCTAATTTTATCAAAATAAATCAAATATAAATGCTTATTTTCCTTATTTATTGTTTTTTCATTATCAATTATATCTATAATATCTATACCATTATAACCTTTTTCATATATTTTTTCAACAAAATCATTACAACTTTTAATATCTTTATAATTCCCCTTTTTAATTAAATTTCGTTTCAACCATAATTTATGTTTTAATAAATATTCATTATTAACTATATTTTTTTTATTAAATGTATGTAAACTTTGTTTTTTTTTATTTATAATCGGTAATGGGATATAAATATTGCAAAATCTTGATAAAATAGGTTTTAATAATCTATTTTCATTTTCTACAAGTATAAAAAAACGAGTTGTATGACTAAATTGTTCAATACATCTTCTAAGTGCAGATTGTGCATCCATTGTTAGTTGGTCAGCATTAAAAAGAACTATACTCTTAAATAAATTGTTATTTTTATTATGAATATTTGTTTTTGCAAAGAATTTTAATTCGTCTCTAATGAATCTAATTCCTTTACTATGAGCACAATTAACATGCATTACATATTGATTTATTTTTTGTTTATCATTATCATAAATATCATTAATAAACTTATTTAAGATTGTTCTTTTTCCACTGCCTGAAGGACCATAAAATAAAATATGTGGAATTTTATTTTCATTTATAAAAAAATTTAACTTATCTTTTATTTTTCTATGAATATCCAAAGACATATAATAATTATAGTTAATTTATCTCTAACTAGAATTATTAAAAAATACTTATCTAGAATGAAGGATGTGTTACATTAAAATGTAATCTTTTATTATTATTTTTAAGTTGAGTTACAATTTCATTATATTTACCTTGTGAATGACTTAATAATTTTTTATATCCTCTTACCTTTTTAGATACACCTCCTTTCCTAGATTTACGTCTTTTTCTTCTCTTTTTTAGTTTTCTGCGTGATTTTCTCTTTTTTTTTCGTGATTTTCGTTTTTTACAACAACTACAGCATTTGCAATTACCACCTCCTGTATGTTTATATCTGCGTTTGCGTGATTTCTTTTTTTGGTGGCGTTTTCTTCCAGCCCCATCTTGTGGTTGGTCTGCTACTTGATTACCAGTAGATGGGGACGACCCCATTATATACATTAAATCATTTGCTCCATCCCATACATCACTAGATATAACCTTTTTTAACCCTTCATCATTTGTAGCTTCATTTACAATGTTTTTATTAAAATAACTAGTACTTCCGTCATCATATTTTACATATATATACTTGGAGGTTTCTCTTTCTTTTTGTGCTTTATAATATCTAGCTCCCTCATTTGTGTTCCATAATACATAATAATCTGTTTGACTGGCTGCCATTATATATTATACTTATATTATATATGCCCTCACTAAAGATATCTATTTTAGAGTCAGTTTATTTAATTTTTATGTTTTTGTTTTTCAAAACAAGTATTGATTTTAATGTTTTGCGTAGTCCTCAAGGATGGTGGTTTGAACATTTAGTAGGAGATGATTATGGCGTGAGAATTTGTCCATTTGGAAGAGTTGCAATTTTTGCATTGGTTTTTGTTTTAATTTTACGCCACTATGTAAAAATTCCTCAATGGTTTATATATCTAGCATTAGGTATTTCGTTTGTTTTATCTTTGATGAATATGAATGCTGTAGTATATCTAATACCGGTATGGATAATTGAATATAATTATATTTAGATAATATATATGGTTTTAAACAATTTTGTAGAGGTATCAAAGGAATTAGAAAAATATCCTCAATTTCACAAACGATTTATGAACCTAAGAAAATTATGGGGAGTAAATGAGGAATTTTATGAGAATGAATTATCTAAAACAACATTTGTAGTGGGAAGTGGTAAAAGTGGTATGAAAATGTGGTTTTCAAAAACAAGATATTTTTTTATAAAGGAAATGACCAAAGGAGATAAATTATCATTAAAAAAATTAATGAACGATTATATAAGGTATATGCGAATAAATAAAAACTCACTGTTACCTAAATTTTATGGAATATATAAAAAAAATAATATTGTATATGTTATACAAAAAAATTTAAATCCTTATAAAAATGGAACTTGGGTATTTGATTTGAAAGGTTCGCATAGAAGAAGAACAGTTTTAAATTATACAATACAAAAAATAGGAAAAGATAATAATTTTGGAGATTCAAAAATTTTTATTAATAATGCTAAAAAAATTAAAAAGCAAATGAAAAAGGATACAACTTTTTTAAAAAAACATAATTTAATGGATTATTCTTTATTATTATGTATGCGTACTAAACCGGTTAAAGAAAAAGATTGGAAGATTTGGGGTAAAGGTAATTTTTGTTGTGATATTAAAGGTCCGGGGCCTTCAAAAAAAACTCCAATAAATATAAATATGGGAATTATTGATATTTTGCAAAAATATAATATTAAAAAAAAAATGGAGAGTGTTTTTAAAAGTAAAAGACATTTTATTAGAACAAAAAGGTCATCATCTGAAGTATCAGCCATAGATAGCGAATCTTATAAAGAAAGATTTGATGATTTTATGGATGGTATAATACAATTAAAAAATAATACAACAAGAAAGAAGAAAAGGACCAGAAAAAAGAGAACTAGAAAAAAATAATTTTATTACATATTAAATAAAATTATTTATGCCCAACTGTTGTTTATTTAATACCAGTATGGATAATTGAATATAAATATATTTATATATTATATATGAGCAGTAATAATAATGGAGGAGAGTCTAAAGGCGAACACCGAAGACAAGAAGCCCGGGAACAGCAACAGTCCGACCGGGAGCTTGCATTGAGCCTTCAAGAAGAGGAGAGGATAAAAAGAACACAAGAAGGCTTCCGCAACTTTCGCACAGAGGCGGCCGCCGCGAGGGAGCGCCGTCGCAATGGCGCGGCTAAGTCGTGGAAGGAACGTATAAAGGATGCTATTTTAACCATTGATTCCGCAACAGGAGCTTCTCTACCCGCCATCAAGAAGGCGCTTGGCGCCGACAAGAGCCAGTGGCGCTACCTCAACGCTGCCCTACGGTCAGGGCGGGCCGACGGGACATTTGTTCTGGACGGCGGAAAGTGGAAAGTCAAAAATACCCAGGGACCACCTACTGGTATGTTCGGCTTCCCATTCGGAGGCGTTACCAATAAAGAAACACCCATACATAATCCTACTGCCGCGCGTAATGCCCGGGCACATGCCGCTGAAGTTCGTTCGCAGAATTGGCGACAGAATCCATCAGCTAGACGGAACAATCGCTTTGGGCCTTCGTCAAGACGAGCTGCCGCCCTGTCCGCGGAACTAACTAATTATGAAAAACAAGTTTTAATACGATTAGATATGATGTTGAAATGCTGTGAACAATTAAAACCTGCACTCCCGCCATTGCCGCTTGAGAATAGTGGTGTTAGCGCACAACGTGAGGATTCTTCCAGCTTAGAAGGAGAACTTCCTACAGGATATATAAGAACAGATGCACTTATGGGTGGGAAAAAAAAATACAGAAAAAAGAAAAGTAAAAAAAAGTCACGAAAGAAGAAAAGGACCAGAAAAAAGAGAACTAGAAAAAAATAATTTTATTACATATTAAATAAAATTATTTATGCCCAACTCTGGAGAGATTGAGAATATGGATTTTGATTAAAAGCTTGAACCATTGCAGGACCATTTCTTTGACAATTGACAGCTCTTTCACGAGTATGCTTTCCTGAAAGCTGTCCAACTAATTGCTGTGAAGGAGCCGCTTTGGGGAAAGAAGGTGTTACTTCAGCAGCAGTAGTAGCTGTATTTGAAAATGTGGTAATATTTTGTGCGTGAGATGTTAAACTACTGTTACCAATATTATATCTATCGACCTTACTGATAACTTGCTTATTAGGATTTAATCTAGCGTTATAATCTGCATCATATGGTCTTGGTTTTGTAGTTCCGGGTTGTGCTCCAACATTAGAGTAATGAGAAACATTAGTTGTATCTCTTTCCTGAGCAACAGGTCTATCTTTTTGAATAAGATATCCGTCTGCATTGCCTGCACCACCCATCATAAGATGTTTGGTATTTTCTGTTTGTTCTCTGATTGTAGGAGCAGGAGCATCGTTAGGATTCCACACGGGTTCGGCGTGATTTCCAACTACGCCTTGAACATTACCCATTGGTCTCATATTACCTATAACATTTTGTTTTCTAGTTGGTCTAAGTAAATCCATAATAGGAGCAGTTAATGCACTAACGATAGAGCCAGCTGCACCCATTTCAGTTCTCTGTCCTGTAAATGTTCTAGAATTAGGTCTAGATTTATAACCAGATTTGCCGTAATCTTTATTACTAGCTTGCCACCCTCCTTGTTTATCAGCAGGACCAGTATTTTCACTTCCTAAAACAATTTTATGAGATTGTCTGAAATGTCCTGGTTGATGAGGTCCTTTTGATTCTCTGTCGGCAGCATTACCGAAATATTCTCTAGTAGTTGTAGTTCTATTTTCAGGTTGTAATATGACAACACTTCTAGCTTTTTGTGCTTTTTCAAGACCTGTTGTGGTAAGCCATCTACTAGCGGAGTTTTCAAAATAAGTATCAGGTCTATTTTTGAACACTTTTGGTGCGGTTTCAACATTAACTGAAGAGGCGCCTCCTTTACCAACATATGCTCCTAATACCTGTCCTGAATATGTAACTTTTGGATTAGTAGACACTCTCAATTGGTCAACAGTTTTTGGTAAATGAGCATTTCTTGCCTCCATACCTGCATTAAATCCGCCTGACCCTTCACTAGTATAGCCTTTTCCTAAACCAGGACCTACATTAATTTCTTCCCATGGTTTAACATTATTCATCTTTTGTGTAAGAACAGAGCGTTGTCTTTCCATTATAAAATCAGTTTGATTTGGTGTGCCATTCACATGACTTAAATTTGCCTGTGGTTTAAAAAGAGGTGCAATACCTTCTTTTTTATTTTGCTGACTACCGGAACCAGTGTATAAATCTAACAAACTTTCGTGTCCTTTATCACCTGTTCCTTGTGTAATTTTAGACCCAAAAAAAGGAACCATATTATTATGTTCTAATCCTTTTGGATTAATGGTTTCTCCTGTTAATGATTGAAATTGTCCTACTTTCTTTTCATTTAATTCTAAAGCTTTTTTGTATCCTGTAGGTTGATAATAGTTCTCAGTACTATTTCTATAACCTTGATAGGTCTGAACATTGGTTTCATTTAAAATATCTTTTTTATTATCCTTTGGATAATTTACAACAGGGCGATGTGTATTTGGTAATTTAGCATTAGAAAAAGCTTCCTTTTTTTCTTTTTCTTTATCTTTATTTGAAATAATATACATAACACCCAATACTGCCATAGGTATAGCTACTTCTGCCATTTATATATAAGTAATATATATTTTAAATGCTAAAATATATATTTATTTATCTCTAACACACGGGACTTTTGGAACAAAATTATCTCTTTCTAAAAGTCGTGTATTTAAATTGTTATGAAATCTCATACAAACATTTTCTTGTGGATTTAAAAATAAGGGATATTCTCTATTTTGTGGTAGAGCCCTATACATCCAAGCGGGGTGTGTCGCTCTAGATTCATCTGTCAAAGCAGAACCACATACAGGATATTCTTTTTTTTGAATAGTTGGAACTCCTGCATTAGGGAATTTCTTATTAGTGCAATATTTTGTTAATTTTCGGGTTCTACCTGTTAAATCACTATTAATATCTATAGGTGCTCCATTTATAACAGTGTCTAAATTTGCACCCCATTTTTGCATTCTAATTTGAGGGTCATTAAAAAAACAAGGCGTTGGTCCATTTCCTGGCATATTTAATGAATATCTACCAGGTCCTGTGGACTCCTGTAATTTTTTTTTTGTTCTACAATCATCATAATTAAATCTTGTAAATGCCATCTTATAATATTAATATATATTAATATTTAAAAACCAAAAAATAAATTAGTTATATGGAAAATCCTACAATATGCTTAAATATGATTGTTAAAGATGAAGCAGATATAATTATTAATACTTTATCTAATATTGTTGAAAAAATAAAAATAGATTATTGGGTAATATGTGACACAGGTTCAACTGATAATACAATAGAGCTGATTAAAAATTTTTTTGAGGAAAAAAAAATAGAAGGAGAATTGATAGAAGACCCTTGGCAAGATTTTGCACATAACAGAACTAGAGCACTAGAATTTGCATATAAAAAAACTGACTTTGTTTTCATATTTGATGCAGATGATAGAATAGTAGGAGATTTAGTTTTACCACCTTTAAAAAGAGGATTTGCTTATCATATGAACTTTGGTTGGGGAGTTTCGTGGAAAAGAATGCCATTACTTGATAATCATATAAAATGGTATTATGAAGGAGTTATGCATGAAATAATAGGAACAAAAGAGCAATATTCATTAGTAAGTATTGAGGGAAACTATCATATAGCAACAAATGTAGAAGTCAGTGCTAGAAATAAAAAAGGGGGTAAAAAATTTATAGATGATGCAAATTTATTAGTTAAGGCTTATAATAAAAATGACAAATTACAACCTAGATATGGATTTTATGCAGGAGAATGTTTTAGATTTTCAGGAAAAGAAAATTGGGATAAATCTATTGAATGGTATAAAAAAACTATTAATGAAAAAAGACAGTGGGAACAAGAAAAATATTGGAGCTGTTATCAATTAGGTAAAATGTATAATGAATTAGGAGAGAAAGAAAAAGCTTGGTATTATTTTTTTAAATCTTATGAGTTTGATAATTCTAGACAAGAGGCTTTTTTTGAATTAATTAAAGAATGTAGAGAAACAAATAAATTTGCAACCGGGTATAATTTATATAATATGCTTAAACCTATTTATGAACACGATAAACCGCATAAATTATTTATATTAAATGATATTTATGAACATTCCTTATACTCAGAAATGTTAATTATACTATATTATTTGCAAAAATTTGATGAGGCAAATAAAATTTTAAAAAAACTTTTAATGGCTAATATTACAAATCCAATATACATAAATATGACCAATTATAATATAAAGTATTTTATACCTCATATTGGTAAAAATGACTGGGAGTTTTATGGTAAATTTCAAAGATATTCTAAAAAATTTCGTGTTCCAGAAGAATTAAAAAAAGAAGTTGATAAACTATTTACAGAATAATTAATACGATAAATTATAATGAATATTTTAATTTATGGTGGAAAGGGATGGATAGGAAGTCAATTTTGCCAAGCTCTTACCCTATGGCAAGTTAAACACACTGTTTCAAATACTAGAGTAAATACTATAGAAGATGTAATGAATGATTTAAATAATAATCCAGAGACTACGCATGTAATATCTTTTATTGGTAGAACACATGGAAAAATAAACAATAAAATATATTCAACTATAGATTATCTAGAACAATCAGGAAAATTAAAAGATAATATTAGAGATAATCTATATGTTCCCTTAATAATAGCAGAAGCGTGTAAAATATACAGTATGAAGAATCGTTTTGTTCATTATACTTATTCCGGGACAGGATGTATATTTACATATGATGATAAACATAAATATGAAAAAGAAGAAAATGGGTTCAATGAAAAAGATGAACCTAACTTTTTTGGTTCTAGTTATTCAGTTGTAAAAGGAACAACAGATAAGTTAATGAATTTACTATACAATAAAACTTGCTTAAATTTAAGAATAAGAATGCCAATTACAGGTGTAGATAATCCGAGAAATTTTATTACAAAAATAACAAATTACGAAAAAATATGTTCAATAAAAAATTCAATGACTGTGTTACCTGAAATGTTCCCTATAATAACAGATATGATGAAGAAACAAATAACCGGAACAATTAATTTAACTAATCCCGGTTTAATAAGTCATAATGAAATATTAGAAATGTATAAAGAATATGTTGACCCACATTTTACTTGGAAAAACTTTACTATTGAAGAACAATCAAAGATTTTAGATAGTGAAAGAAGTAATAATTATTTGGATACTACAAGATTAAAGCATTTGTATCCTGGTGTTAAGAATATAAAAGATTCTGTTAGATGCATTTTAAAAGATTATCGGCAGAAAAAAAATATTAAGTAATAAATAATATAAATAGTATTGAATGATATTTATTAATGAGTAAATATCCTTTTGTTTATGTTTTGCGAGACGACCGTTATAAAGAAGTCGATAATATCTTTGAATCTAAAAAAAATGAGTTAAACTGCACAGTTGAGATAATTTCACCTGCTGAAATTAAAAAACTTAATAATATGTTTGACTCAAATCATCATTTACTAGTAACATATGGTGATGAAAAATTATATATCAATGAGGTTATGTCAGTAATAGTAGATAGAATGAGAAATAGATGGATTCATAAAGAAAGCATTGATATTCAAGATTTTAATGAATCTGTAAATTTTTGTTATATTCATGATTTAATACAAAATAGAGAACAAACTAGACCCAGATTTTCTATATTTACTACTTGTTATAAATCATATGAAAAAATTTATAGAGCATATAATAGTTTGAAAACTCAAGTTTTAAAAGATTGGGAATGGGTATTATTAGATGATTCTCCAGAAGATGAACATTTTAATTTTTTAAGAAAAATAGCAAAACAAGATAAAAGAATTAGATTATATAAAAGAGACTGTAATAGTGGCAATATAGGTAATGTTAAAAATGAAGCTGTTGGATTATGTAGAGGTAAATATGTATTAGAATTAGACCACGATGATATTATCTTTCCAAAAATATTACAAGAAGCATATGATGTTTTTGAAAAAGATGAGGAAATAGGGTTTGTATATGCTGATTTTGCAAATATTTATGAAAATGGTTCTAATTTTAGTTATAATGATTACTTAGGCAAGGGATATGCAGGTTATTATATGCAAAAATTTAATAATCATTGGTTTAAAATATGCTCGTGTCCAGGAATTAATAATATTACCACTAGTCATTTAGTTTGCTTACCAAATCATCCTAGAATGTGGCGCAGGAAAACATTATTAGAATTGGGGAATTATAGTGAATTTTTACCAATATGCGATGATTTCGAAATACTAATGAGAACAATGTGTAATACAAAAGTTGCAAAGATACATAAGATTGGATATATACAATTTATGAATGACAATGCAAATAATTTTTCTTTAATTAGAAATGGAGAGATTAATAGATTAGGACCTTGTTGGATTCAACCAATTTTTTATGAAAAATATAAGGTAAATGAGATTATGAAATCAAAGGGCGCATATGAAGATAGTAAATATATACACGATGTTCATAAACAAATTTGGAAAAGAGATAATACTTGGCAACATAAAAAAACAAATATAACTGTTAATCCCGATTATGATAAACAATATTGTATTATTGGATATAATAGTTTATCAAATGATAATGTTAAAAAAGCGTATGAAAATCATAGAAATGATTTTATGGTATTAGATAACACAATGAAAACTGAAGACCTGATAAATCATATAGAATCATTAGGATATTCTAGAATGAAATGTTATTCTTTATTAGATACAACTGAAAATGAGTTAATTAATTATTTTCATTTAATTTGCAAATATACAGACAATTATGAAATTATTCTTAATTATTCTACTAGCAGGCATGGTATTATAAATCATCATACAAAAAATATGAATAGTTATCTCGAAATAGGGGTTGAATACGGGCACTCGTTTTCAAAAATAAATATAAAAGATAAAATAGGTGTAGACCCAGACCCAAAAATAGATGATGAAAGAATAGAAAAACTTACTAGTGATGCTTTTTTTGAATCAAATACAAAAACATTTGATGCTATTTTTATTGATGGAATGCATCAAAGTGATTATGTGTTGAGAGATTTTAATAATGCTATAGAATGTTTAAATGAAAATGGAGTAATAATAATAGATGATATAGTGCCAGAGAATGAAAGAGAACAGCACAAAATTCCAATTAAACATAAGTATGAAAATGGTATATTAAAATATGGAGAACCCTGGACAGGGGATGTTTGGAAAGTAGCATACTACTTGATTAAAAATTTCAAAGAAATAAGTTGTACTATTTACAGACACGCAAATTATAGAGGAATTGGTGTTTTCAAAATAAACGGAACGGAATTAAAAATCTCTCCAGATAAGATAACTGAGATTGAGAAGTATGATTATAAAAAAGATTTTGTTGATTATCTAAAGCTAATAAGCCCAGTAGATGAAAAAATTATACTTTGTAATAAAGAATTTCTTAAAAGTCAGCCATTTAATCATATTATAATTGATAATTTTGTGGATAAAAACGAGTTACTAAAAATAGAAAAAGATATAAGAGATATGGATGATTCTTTATTTTTACAAGCACAAGTAAGTGGGTTATCAAATGTCAGTGTTAATAAGTTATACTTAATGGATGTAAGTAAATGTGAGGAAAGTGTAAAAAATATGGTAAATTATTTAAACTCAGATGAAATGGTAAAAAAATTAGAAGATATTACAGGTATAAAGGGATTACAGAGTGATAATTTTAATATGGGAGGTGGCATACATAAAACACAAAGAGGAGGCCATTTAAACATACACGCTGATTTCAACAAACATAGAGATACGGGCAAGTATAGAAGAGTAAATTTACTATTATATATGAATAGTAATTATAAAAAAGAATATCAAGGAGAATTAGAATTATGGAGTAAAGATATGAGAAGATGTGAGAAAAAAATAGAACCACTATTTAATAGAGCGGTTATATTTAGAACAACGGATGATGGTTATCACGGTCATCTAGGAAAATGGCAAGGTCCAGACGGGTATGATAGATTATCTTTTGCAATGTATTATTATACAGATGATAGACCGGATGATGAGAAATCTGGTGCTACATTTGCACAATGGCAAACTCCTGTAATTGATTAAATATATATTTAATATTAATTTATATATTTAACAAGTCTGTCGTTCAGTAGAAAAGAAAAATACTTGAAAAAGCCTACCTGATTGTTTATCAAATCCAAAATAATCCATTGACATATGAAATGAATTTGCATTAAAAAGAACTAATCGATTAAAAATATTACCAACCTTATCTACTAGTTCCCATTTTGTAATATCTTGAGTATGTTTATTTATTTCATCTGCGTTTCCTCTTATTTTTTGCTCATAATCAAATCTAGTTCCATCTTGAAATTTATAAAGTCCAGTTCCTGCATTTACAGGTGCTCCAGGTGTCATATATAAAACTCCTGCCCAGTTATTCCAGCTATCGACATGAAACCACGACCTATCTCTAGATGTTGTATATTGAAAAGCTCCATTATAATTTTTGTCATCTTTTTCTAATGGAAACATTGTTATTTTACCTCCAAAAGGGTAAATCCATTTTTGTATTAAATCTCTAATTTCTTCTGTAGCATAAGATAATGTTCTTTGACCCGGATAATTTCCTCTAACTTTAAATTCCTGTTTTAAAATATGATGTCTAACTTCCATTGGATTATTATAAAAATTATCAATTACTATTGATATTGGTGTAGGAGGGGTGACCGATGTATTAATAATATTTTTTGGAGCACTTGCATTTATTTGTGGAACTTTATTAATAATATTTTCAATTATTTCATTTTCTGTAATTTTATATTTTTGAATTAATTGTTCGCTTTTTTTTCTAGTTTGACTGTCAATTAAATTCTGCAATTTAAATTTTTCTAATAACTTTTTATTTTTGCTTTTTACTGTTAATAAAGGAGTATAAACTTTTTGATTAGGGACATACCTACAATTATCTGGAATTGTCGTTTTAAATTCTTCACATTCATAGCTTACAAAATCATTGATATATAAACACACATTAATGTTACTAACTGAATAATAACTTATTCTACTACCAAAATCTGTATGATTTTTAAATACCATATATGCAAATTTATTAAATCTTTTATAATTGTGTGCATCATTAAGAGGATGGTCGTCAAAAAAAATACAATCAAACTTCTCACAAGTTCTTAATACATCTTCCCATCTACCTTTTACTAGTTCTACTTTTGGATATTTTTTTTTAAATTCTTCAACTTTCTCCCAAACTTCTGGAGAACATTCTATAATTGTATGTTTTTTTACTTTATCATATCTCTGGATAGCTGTAGCTGAATAACCTAATCCAAAACCTATTTCTAAGACATTTCCAAAAGGATTTAGTTTTTTTATACAAGCTTCCATGTAAGGTTTTTCCCATTCCATCATTATTTGGTCTTGTATGTCAGGAACTGTCAATATTTCTTTACCATTTTCATCTTTTTCATACTTTGGATTCATATAGTTTAAATTTTAGTTTTCATTTTAAATAAGTTATCTAATTATTTAAAATTTTATGAGGCGGTTGTTTCTATTATGCTCCAATTTGCACCATTCCAAATATATAGCTTATCATCTGTTATATTAAATCTAATTTCTCCCACAATACCTGCTGATGATGGAATGTCTGTAATTATTCTAGCAAATGAACTTGACGATTGAGGAAAGTTTAATGTTCTCATATAAATACTATTATTTGTTACATCTGTTCCAGCTACATATCCTACTAATACATTACCATTATCATCATTTTCAGTAACTTCACTATAATTATTATAATTTAAATATAATGGAGCACCTATTTCATCAGGAGTCAAAGTAGTTTTAAGACCAGCAATTGCACTATTATCTAAGTCTATATCAAATCCGCTTGACGATGTAAGAGCATTATCACTATGAAAAGTAAATCTTATATATCGTGCATTAATTGCATTAAAATTTTGAAGGTCCTTTTTAGCTGACGATAAAAATCTATGAGGAAAATAATTTGCTGTATCTGAGCCTAAAGCCAATGACCCACCAGCAGAATCATTACCACCTAAATCATTGTTACCAGTGGCAGTGAAAAAATAAACCTCACTAGCATCATTATCAGTATCTACATAATACAAATGTTTTGAAATATTAGGTGCTACTCTTTGGTTTAAATTTTGCCATTTATCATTATCATCACTATATTCTATTTTTAACCAATCACGCACATAGCTTGAGCCACCAGCAGGTGTAGGGGTTTCGAAACTAAAATCATTTACTCTCATTAAAAAAGTATTTCCTTCTCCTGCATCAAACTTTTCTCTAAAATTTTTATCGTTTGAATAATTACCTTCCCCACCATCATCTAAAAATTTAATAGGTCCTGTAACAGTTATAGGGTCTGCAGCATTCGTTCTCTTAATAGTTCCATTGTTAGCTCGTCCAAACACCCAACTATTTCCCTGATGAGTCCCATAAACTCCAGAGTCAGTGCCCATTCTAATATCAGCCATTGATTTTTTATCATTATTATCAGTTTCTCTCTTGGCAGTAATATATCCATTTGATAATATATCAACATCTTCATTCGCTAATTTTGTTTCTATTGCTATTCCCAAAATATCTTGTAGTGTTGTTTCTGCATCACAAGCTTTTGCAGTAATTGGACCAGTTGGGCTTACATCTAAACATACAGGTTGACCAGCAGAAATATCTGTTGATAAAGTATATGTTGATATTGACCCAACAAAATCACTACCCGAATTAATAATATCTTTATCTTTGGGTGCTGGACCACCTATAATAGCGTTTAACGAACCAAAATTAGGTGCTCCTGAAACATCTAAATTTCTTGAATCCATATAAAATACATCATACCTGGTTTCCCTATTTGGTCCTTGAGGAACACCCCTATCATCAATACATAAAATTTTTCTAACATTTTTTTCTTCTGTTTCTTCTAATCGTAAATTTTCTATTAAAGCAGTCTCTGATGTCATAGTTGTTATATTAGCTAGAGCACCAGAATGTGGCCCTTTTGATATATCATAAAAAGTAGGCAATGCTTTTGCTGTCTGCTTTTTTTTGGTATATGAATTAGATATATCAATTATATCACCAGACGATATTCCTCCTTTTGCCTGTAGGCTGAATAATTTTTGTGTTTTCTTTTTCTCATAAAATGCAATATTTGTTTTTACAATATATGGTGTTATACCCGACGGTGGTGCTGATGATGGAACATTTAAACTGACAGGTAATGCATTGTTACTATTATCAAATGCTTCGCCAAAACTAATATCAAATACGGTAGTAAACATATAATATATAGAATTATAAAATTTAAATAATAAGTTATCTAATTATTTAAATTTTTATGATGCACTGGTAGCTATAGCTCTCCAAGCCGAACCATTCCAAATATACATTTTATTATTTGTTGTATTAAATATAATTTCTCCCATAATACCTGATGATGTTGGAACGGTTGTAACTATTCTAGAAAAGGAACCAGATGATTGGGGAAAGTTTAAAGTTCTCATGTAAATACTGTTATCTGATACATCAGTTCCAGCTACATATCCTATTAATACATTGCCATTATCATCATTTTCAGTAACTTCACTATAATTATTATTATTTAAATATAATGGTGCTCCTATTTGGTTACTATCTAATTGTATTACTGGGCCAGCTGTTTGCGATATATTTACATTTAAATCAATGTCAAACCCCTTATAGTCTCCTGAAACATCGCTACGAAAAATAAATCTTAAATATCGTGCATTAATTGGGTTCCATTGAAGAAGCGGCGAGTTCAAATTTGCTGGCGGTGCACCACTCTGTTCGGAGTTGCCACCGATATTTACTGGAAAATAAGAGCCTTCATCAAATCCATTACGGTCACGACGATTATCGGTGCCTAAGGCTGGTCCGCTCCCGTTCCAGGGCTCACCGTCCCCATTGCTGGGTACCCAATTCGGGTCATCGATGCCGGTACCACCCAAGATTGTGTCTGGCTGCCCAGTGGAGAAGGCTATATTGTCATTAAAGACATCATCCTTAACATAATACAAATACGGTGAAATATTAGGTGCTACTCTTTGGTTTAAATTTTTATAGTTAATATTATCATCGCTATATTGAATTCTTAACCAATCATAACGCGGCTTCGTGCTGTTGGACTCAGCTATTTCAAAAATAGCTTTATTTACTCTCATTAAAAAAGTATTTCCTTCTCCCGCATCAAATTCTTCTCTTGCATTCACCCTACTAGTATAGTCATTGTCTCCACCATCATCTTTAAACTTAATAGGACCTGTAACTACTATAGGGTCTCCATTCACAACCTTCGGATCGGGCGTTGTTCTTGGCACCAACCCGTCATTCAGTCTTTGCCAGGGTAGCGCTCGTTCCGCGACGTTCCACGAGACTGACGAGGTGCTGGATCCATAAACGCTGGAAGTCGTAGCAATTCTAAGACCCTCCATCGTAACCGTTCCTGGGATATTACTACTGGAAAAGAGTGTTTCTCTCTTGGCAGTAATATATCCACTTGTTAATATATCAACATCTTCATTCGCTGATTTTGTTTCTATCGCTATACCCAAAATATTTTGTATTAATGTTCCTGCATCACAAGCTTTCGCTGTAATTGGACCACTAGCGTTTACATCTAAACATACAGGTTGACCGGCGGAAATATCTGTTGATAAGGTATATGTTGATATAGAGCCTACAAATTTACTACCCGAATTAATAATATCTTTATCTTTTGGCGCCGGTCCTCCAACAATAGCATTTAATGAACCAAAATTAGGAGCACCAGAAACATCTAAATTTCTAGAATCCATATAAAATACATCATACCTGGTTTCCCCATTTGGTCCTTGGGGAACACCCCTATCATCAATGCATAAAATTTTTCTGACATTTTTTTCTTCTGTTTCTTCTAATCGTAAATTTTCTATTAAGGCAGTTTCTGTAGTAATTGTTGTAATGTTAGCTAGAGTGCCAGAGTGTGGTCCTTTTGATATATCATAAAAAGTAGGCAATGTGCCTAGTACCTGTTTTCTTTTAGTATATGAATTTGATATATCGATTATATCGCCAGACGATATTGCTTGTTTAGATTGAAGACTGAACAATTGCTGTGTTTTCTTTTTCTCATAAAAACCTATGTTTGTTTTTACATTATATGGATTTCTTCCTAGAGCAGTAGCACGTTGCGATGTTATATTTTCATGGACAGGTAATGCATTGTTACTATTATCGAATGCTTCGCCAAAACTAATATCAAATACGGTAGTAAACATATAATATATAGAATTATAAAATTTATATATTATGAACCTAAATTTGTGTTAAATTACTAATAGAGAAATTGGGTGGGAATCCACTACTAGATTGCCATTGTGAGTAACCATAATTATAATCTTGATTTCCAGGGTTTGCCCCTGGACCCAAACCACCCCCAATTGCAGTGCTTAAAGTTTGTCCTATAATAGGTCTAGGATTCGTAGGGTCTAATAATACTCTATAATTAAATGGTCGGGTGTTTAATCCAAACTCAGGAGCAGTATTAAACATTGTTAATGCTATGTAAATTGTTGCATTGGGATTGTCCGCCGGATTTAAAGAAGCATCTACCACGCCATTCCAATTAATATATTGATTGTTTGGTAAAGTTCCACTATCACTTGGTTTTGGAATAATACATTTTGCACGCCAATGAACAGGAATATTATAAATACCTCCAGAAGGGTCAAAAGAAGGGTCTAAAAGACCAGAACCAGCTTGTATCATTGCATTTTGAGGATTTATAGAAGACCCTCTCCATAGTAAATCGCCTGAATATTGTGGTCTAAAATATAGTTTATCTGCTGAGTTTAAGAAATTATTACTGGATAAATCTTTAAATAAAATATTCATTGGAGGATTTCCATAGACTCTAACTCCGCCAATATTTTGGGATGGGTCACTTACACCTGCATTTGCGTAAGTTCCAGCAGCGTCTACCACATTTACTGTAAAATCTGGCCAAGCTGGATTATTCAAATTTACACTATTAACCCAATCAATATAAGGTGTTTTTGTTGTGTCGCCTCTATCAGGATGATAATTTACTTGTCCATAAAGGGCCATATCATCTAATTGTGGTATTTCATTTTGCGTAGCTTCGATTTGTAATGTAAAATTAACATTAACATAAAAAACCTCACCTTGAGTAACTAAATCAGATAGCCTTGGACTGGGAGTTTGGTTGAAGGTACCAGTTCCTGCCCCAATTAAAAATCCAACACGCGGAGCTGATTTTGGCCATTTTGTTTGTCTAGGAAAGCCTACTGTTCCAGCTGAACAATCAGTCATAAAAGAATAATTACTTTGCCCGATTGCAAAAGTTTGTGTTAGTGTTGTGCATCCAACATAATAAACTTGTGTTAATCTTACCATAGGGTCAGTATTTGGTTGATTAGGTGTTGGAAGTAAAAAACTCGATAATTGTGCTGAACCAATAGTTTGGAGAGCACTGGTATCTGGATAAACAACAACAGTTCCATCAGCAAAACTAGGAGTGGTTGCATCTAAAGTTGGCAACGGTACAGGAACAATATCAAATGGTCCCTTAAATCTACTCCAATTACTACTAGCATCTAAAAATCCAGTATCAAAACTATTTCCATACATATGATAACTTATGTATGTTGATGTATTATTTAATTCTGGTCTAACCCAATTAGCACCAATACCAGTAGAATAATCTCCATTTATATCACTAGGATAAATTGGTTCCTTAATTCCAATAATACTATTTTCAATATCATGAATTCTTCCTACCCAAGCACCTATATTATTTAAACAAATAGTGTTTCCGGAATTAATAACCTGATTATTGTTAGGAAAAGGTGCCGGACCATCTGGGTCATGTACTTGAAATGGAATATTATAAAACTGTGAAAAAGGCTCTGTGCCAGCACCTGTTGTTCCCGTCCCATTCAATACCCAAGAAAAAACAACTCTCGTATTGAATATGGGGGGTGGCGGTATATTATTATTCCATTGAAAACCACTTCCCCCATTATAAACAACAGTTAGTATTGTACCATTAGTGGCACTTCCGGTAATTTCGAACGATTCCCAAGTATTTGGTTGATTAGCTGTATCAGCGCTTGTAATAGAACCCAATGCAGTTCCGCCTGATGTAATATGATTATGTAAAACTAATAACCAATTAACAGTTGATATACCAGCATAATCCGCGGTGTCTACAACAACTTGGATGGCTCCTCCTGCTCCTGGGGAGGTCATGTCAAGGGTTGTGGCGGCTAATCCAGCCCCCGTTGTGTTTGGACAAATAAACCCACTATTGGGAGGAGCACCATTAGCTTGTGTAACAATAAACATTCTACTATTAGCACCATTAACTCCTGTAGGGCCTGTAATACCAGTCATACCAGTCATACCAGTCATACCAGTCATACCAGTCGGGCCAGTGAATCCAGTTGGTCCGGTGAATCCAGTTGGCCCTGTAAAACCAGTAGGGCCAGTAAAACCAGTAAATCCAGTGAAACCAGTTGGTCCAGTGAACCCAGTTGGGCCAGTGAAACCAGTTGGTCCAGTGAACCCAGTTGGGCCAGCGAAACCAGAACTAACATATCCAATACTGTATATTTCATTTGCAACAAAGTTTGTAGCAGGTAAGTTTTCTGCTAAAATAGTGCTATCAAGCTCAATTACAGCATAGTTTATATTATTCTGAGATAAATCGGCTACTTTATAATATGCAAAATCATTTGGCAATGAATCATCTCTTCTACGAATATAAATAATATCATTTGTTTTGATATTTTTCAACCACTCAAAGAACGGAGAAGAATAATTATGAATATTTAAAGTAGTAACATTACTTTTAACAGTATTAACCAAACTATCTACATTAAAAAATGCTAAACCATCAACTCCAACACCGTTGGGCGCCCCTGTGGAGATTTGAAATTTCCAAAGCCAAGAATTACCGTCTAAACCCATTTCACCTGTAAGTCCAGTCATACCGGTCATACCNNCCACCACCCGGACCAATAGCACCACCTGGTTTATTAACCCATCTTCCTGTAGGTCCAGCCTCATAAACAAGTATATCGTTATTTTGTGCATTTGTAATATTAGCTGCTCTGTAAAATCCTGCCGAACCGGTTGGAACATCACCTAATTGTAAAGCAGCTGGTCCTCTTTGTCCATCATTTGGTTCTACCAATTGTTGTTGGTCTCCATTGGGACCTCCCAAATTTTTTTGCCAAATTACAGGAGCATTTACAAATATCTCTGATTCATTAGACAATTGCATAATAGGTTGGCTGGTTTGAGCAGATAATGCAGTACCTCCTTTACCTCCACTTTGAATATAAAAATTTAAATTATAAGATAAATCTCCTACTGGAGTGCCACCGGTGAATTCTGTATTAATTTTTCCTTTTTCTAATATAATAGCACCGGAACCCAGAATATCGTTTCTATAACTTGCTCCGACTCGAGTGTTCCAATTTTCAGCATTAAAACTAATTCCAGCCTTAGGACCAATAGCTGAAAGTGTATCTGGTATATTAGTTCTACTTTCTAACCTTAAATTATCTCTTAATTTTCCAAACTTCATATTTGCTGGAGCATATCTATTATTTACTAGGGTTCCATTGGTGGAGGCGGTAAGAGGAAATCCTGCACCATTTACTGTATTTTGACTAATAACAACTCCTGCGGCTCCACCTGGTTCATTTCCACTTGTATCCTTACTATTTTCTCCAACCATCCATTTTGTTCCAATTTGAACTGGAAAAATAGTAGAGGAAGAATCAATAACCATTTCAGGAAACAATGCTTTTCCACCTAATGATGTTGGAAATTCATCTTCTAATATCGTTTTATTACCCCTTACTAATAATTGTTGTTGCCGAACATTTGGAGGTGTAAATAATGACCATCTAGAAAATGCAGCTTGACTGGATGGTCCTTGCCACATATTAAATAATATACCGCCTTGTGATTTAAATTTTGGTTCGCCATGAACTTCCATAAAAACCTCATTTTCAGGATTATTAATGCTTGTTTCTTTTCTACTACCTGTACCATAATAAATAGCAGCAGCTTGTAAATTACCTGGGATTAAAGCTGTCTTTCTTGTTCCAGCTGGGTCGGCATAAAGGAATTCATAAACACCTGATATATCAGGTCCAGTTTGTCCAGTGGCTCCAGTTGGTCCTCCGGGTGGTCCTATAGGACCAATAGGCCCGATAGGTCCTTGGTCGCCGGTTTGTCCGGTTGGTCCAGTAATAGATTGTCCCGCTGGTCCGGCTGGTCCTTGAGGGCCAGTAGGTCCTTCTGCAACACAATTCCAACTTGTTCTGTATGCTCGCCTTGCTCCTATATAATTTCCATAACTAGAGTATGACATCTTATATAATATAATTATAAAAATGATTATTTAATTCAATACNNTACTAAATTAAATAATTAACATTTACAATTTCTATGAATTTTTTTTGCTTCATTTCTAGCCGCGTCTATAATTTGTTGTGTTAAAACATTATTAATTGTTCCATTTATACCATATCTATCACATAAATCATCTTTTCTAGCCTTTGCATCAACATCATTAGGATTAAAAAGTAATGCAATATCAAAGTTCATAAGAGCTTCCTGTAAATTAGTAGCAGTAGCATTAGCATTTGTAGTATCATCAATTATAGATTTGTATGTCATATATCCTAAATTATAATATCTATTTCCGTGTCTTCTTTCTAGATATAATTTATGACTTATATATTGTTGTCTTTGAGCATCATGATGGTCATTTTTACTTGTCATTTATATAATTAATGAATATATTATATAAATTTATACGCCTGAAAATGGTCCAACTGGTCTTTGATTTTTTTGAACAACTAGTGGTTCTGGAACTAAAACTTTATCTCTAGGAGTTTTAAAGAATTTTTGTTCAGGTAAATTATTTAACTTTGCTACAAACTTGGTTTGAGGTTTAGTTAAATCAATTTGTTTTATACCATACAAATGACTTTCAATGTTGGATGCATTATTAGAAAGAACATTATTAAAATAACCTCCTCTCATATTGCCTACATTTATGCCTAAACCGGGCATAGCATTTCTTAATGGAACCTGACTATATTTATATCCTCTATAATTTATTTGTTCATTGAAAGCTTTCTGTTCTAGATTATATTGTCCTGGTGAATTTTTTAATGAAGCCATATATAATTATAAACTATTTTTTTTGTAAATTTTTAATTATTTTATGATAAAGATTAGTTTCAATATTAGAAATTCTCTCCATTTGTTGAAAAGCATTATGTGATAAATAGAAATTTTCAAAAGAAAACAACATAGTAAAAGCAGTCTTCTTGTCTATCTCAAAAGGGAATGATGAATTATTAATTAATTCTTGTAAAATACTTTGTATTTGTGTGTGTTGTTTAAATTTATTATATATCCCATCAATAGAGTTCATTATGGTTTCGTGTTGGTAATGTTTAATAGAAAATACATCTAAAAGTTCTTTTCTATATTGTGTATCTTGTTTATCATCATCAATATCTAAATATGTAAGGTTTATTGAATAATTATACATTTGAATATATTTATTCAATACTATTTAATTACATTTTCTAAAATAATCTTGGTCACGAGATAATTCTCTAGAAGGAAGTCCGCCACGAATCCATCCATCTGCAGCTACACCTTCGCATAAGTTGGCAGGGTTCTGGATGCTAGCCTTAAGTGATGGAACAAGTTCTTGATTACTTTTAAGTGTTTTTTCGGTTAAGTTTTTGCAAGATTTTTTGTCACCTGAATATGCGCCTTGTTGTAATTTTGCTTCTTCGATAGGTCTAGAAGGTCCTCTTCCTAAAAATGGAACAGTAAGGAAAGGTCTTTGTTGGAGACTAATTCTACATTTGGGATTGGTTTGAATGGTTCCAATTCTAAGATTAGAATCACTATCAACATTACATCCTCCTAAACCTACCATATGACTACCATTGTAGAAAACATTAGGTTGGCTAGTAGCGAAGTCAATAGGTTTTTTCATACCACAGTTAGGTAAAAAATAGCTTTGAACATTATAGTTACCAAAATGTTGATTCTGTACTTCTCTCTCAGAGATACTGCAAGAATCATCATTAAGTCCAGTTAAATTATCAAAAGTAAAGTTATATACACTCGCCATTTCTATATATTTTACTTAAGATAATTTTATTTTATAAATTAAGTTGTTCTAAATAATGCATTATTTTTTGAACACTGTAAAGCATCACCATCTTTACATGAAGGCATATTACCATAACAAAACATAGCAAAATCTTTTTGATTATTAGGAATTTGAGTGTTTGGCATAGCATAAAAATTTCTCATAGAATTTTCAAAAGCTAAATTATCTCCTAAATTTTTAAATAATCGCTTATCTCTTGATTGTGCTTTTTCATTTATTTCTTCTTGAACTTCATCATTATAAGCAGGAGCAGCAGGTTTTCTAGTAGGATTTTCACTATATTCATTCATTAAAACATTCATAGCAGGATTTTTTTTTGTTGGTAAAGTGAATTCTTTTTCTAATACCTGACCAATTTCATGAAGGGCTGCATCTCTTTTTTTAAAAGTGCCTACAAATCCTTCTTCTTTTTTGTTTTTAGTTTTAAAAATAATAACTAAAACAATAATACTAACAAGTGCTGATACAGGTATATAAATAGACTTAGTTAGGAAATATCCTAAAATAGCCAATATAATAATTAATCTAGTTATTGCATTTAATTTTCGTCCTAAATCAAAATCACTGTTAGGCCAAATTTCTGTTATATGTTGTTTATTTAATAATGCGTTGGGATTTTCTAACCAAAAACTAACCATTTGATATATAGTAAATAGTTATTTTTTAATTTTCACTTTTCACTTTTTCTTTGAGTTTTTTCTTTTTCTTCTTCTTCTTTTTCTTTTTTTTATTATTACCTGTTCTAGATGATTTTTCTACTTTTTCATTTTCTCCCCAAGACGAAGTAGTATATTGTTTTTGTTGAGCTAATAATTCTCTTTCTCTTTTTCTTTCTTCTAATTTTCTTAACATCCTTTCTTTTTGCTTAGCTTTTCCTATATTATTTCTCATCTGTGCTTGAAATGCTCCCATACTAACTTTACTATTCTTTCCTCCAGTTGGTAATCCCATTTTACCTAAAATTTTGTCCATATTTTTCATTCCAGGCATATTTTTCATTTTTTCCATTAACTCTGATGCTTCTGCCATTAATTCACTTTCTTTAATTTCGCCTGATTTGAGTTTTGAGTCTAATTTTGAACCAACCTTTTTAACCATATTGATTAATTTGCCTGGATTCTTGAATAATTTTTGAAATACATCACTTACATTAGTAGCATCTTCCATATCAACATTTAATTCAGTCGCGGTTTCTTCAGCAATCTCGTGAGCTAATCTTCCTAATTTTCCTCCTAACAACCCATTAATATGGTCTTGCATTTCTTCAGGATTTGGCATATCCTCCATATTAATACCCGACATATCGAATTGTTGTGCTGATAAATCTTCAAATATATTATTACTAGCATCCTTAAACATTTGATTCATTTCTTTCATTGTTTGTTCTAATTTTGATTTTAACTCATCCTCATTTATTGCTTCAAATAATTTTGCAGTATCACCAAATGATTCTTGAGAGTCTAATCCATTTGAAACTGAAAAAAGAATTAATTGTAAATATTTCCATATAACATCTCTAGTTTTATCACTTATATCTTCTTGCCATAAGTTTTTAAAATCAATATTTGGTAAAAATTTTGTATTAATATCACTACCTTCTTCAAATATTTCCTGATTTTGATAAAGAATATCAAAAAATCTTTCTGGATAAACCTTTTTACAATAAGAATAAATAATAACAGCATCATCACTTTCTCCTGTCAAAAAAGCGACTTCACTTGGACCTAATTTATCCTTACATTCTGGAAATGTCGTTAAAACATCTCTGTAAAAATCCTTTACAACTTTTTTGAACTCCTCTGGAACAGTATCACTCATTGTATATTTAATTTAAAATTTAATATTTAAATTAAACTAGTTACTAAAGTATAATTTGCAAATTTTAGTTAAATTTTGAATATATTTCATTGCCTTATCCTTATTTTCTTGTGATGTATTTCTTACCAAATTTCTTATATCTTCTAAAACCTTTAGACTTTGTGTTTCAGTTCCTATATCATTTTTATAATCCTTATTAATGAAAAAAGTAATATCCCCTTTTGTTATTTCTGTTTCATATAACTTTAAAATATTGTCACGCCAATATGTTATTATTTTTTTAGGATTAACTCTTTTTACACCTTCTATGAATGTTTTTCCAGTTTTAATATCTAAATTTTCTGGAAATATTCTTATTACATCTTCTATAAATTCTAAAAGATGATTATTAAAAGCCTTTAATAGCGAAGACATTTATTGTATAATAAATATTTATTTTTAAATATTATTAATAATTTATTATTAAAATGAATGAGCACTTGGTTGTTGTGTTATTTCTGCTTCTCTAGCTGCCTGTAATTTTCCCATATCAACCTGTCCCACCTTATCAGGTTCATAATCTTCAGGAGGAGTTTCTATTCTATCATCGTGATTTAATTTTACAAAACTATGCATTTGTCTCAAGCCCCCTTCACCTTTTGCACCCATTTCATCAGAACTTTGGTCTAAATAAGAATAAGTATCACTCATACAGGTTCCCATTTCATATCCAGAAAATGCTAAAGGTTCCATATTATTTTTTGCGGGAGCACGTGTTTTTTCTCCCATTATTTGAGGTCTAAAATAATTATTTACATCATTTCCTATTAAAATTTTATTTCCTTTATTTAATAATAATAAACTTGGAACACTAGTTATATTAGGTGGCATAAATATTTCTTTTCCATTATCTAATACTATATAAAGATTACCATTTCTATTGATTCTTTTATCTATTGATAAAAAATGTATGCTATTTTGTATTTTTGTTTTTCCTAATTCATGTAATAATTTTTTACAATTCTCACAATATTTACTGTAATATAGAACGGAGCTCATTTATATATCTAAAGTTTTCGTTCGCTAAATTCTAACTTAATTAAAATTGAAATAATTTAAAATATAATGTTTATAATATAATAACAATGACTGAATCTAAAACAGTTATCAATTTGCAAAGTCCTTCTGTCAAAGATGGTATTGAAAATAAAGGTGTGCTCACATTCACGATTGAAAATTGTAATCTTAGTCTTGCTAATGCAATTAGAAGAGTATTACTATCTGATATTGAAACAGTAGTATTCGATACTGATAATAATAGTATTAATATTATGGAGAATACTACAAGATTTCATAATGAAATCCTAAAACAAAGATTAGGTTGCATCCCTATTCATATTAAAGATAAGGAAGGTATCGAAGATTTACTTATAGAATTAAATATGAATAATGATAGTGATTCTTTGCAATATGTTACTAGTCACGATTTTACTATAAAAAATATTACAAATGATAAATATCTAACAGAACAGCAAGTAAAAAGTATATTTCCACCAAACAAAATAACAAAAGAATATATACTATTCACTAGACTTCGACCTAAAATTTCAAATGATATTCCAGGAGAAAAAATAACTTTACAGGCTAAACTAAAGATAGGAACATCAAAACAGGATGGTATGTATAATGTAGTAAGCACCTGTGCATATAAAAATACAGAGGATAAAGTAGAACAACACAATGTTTGGCAAGATATTGCTGAAGAACTTGAAACAAAAGGATTAAATGAAAATAAAATAGCTTATCAAAGACAAAATTGGTATACATTAGAAGCAAAAAGAATTACTGTTCCAAACAGTTTTGATTTTAAGATTGAAAGTGTTGGTGTATTTACAAATAACGAATTAATTAATATGGCATGTGAAAACTTAATAAGGAGATTTAATACAATTAAAGAAAAATGCGAGAGCCAGTCATTAAAACTAAATAAAAAATCAACTGCAATGGATAATTGTGTTGATGTAATTTTACAAGGAGAAGATTATACAATTGGGAAAGTTATTGAATTTGTATTACACGAACAATATTATAGACAAGATTCAACATTATCATATGTTGGATTTATTAAGAAACATCCACATGATGATTATTCAATTATTAGAATGGCATATAATGATGTAAATAATTTTATAGATACAAATGTTTATTCTATGATTGGATTAGCGTGTGATGTCAGTATTCAACATTTTGCAAATATTAAAGAATACTTTTAACTGAAAAAAAAGCACTATTAAATAATATTTTTTATTTGATATTATTTAATTTTGGGATTTTACTAATACTTTTAAATCACTTGTCACAACTTTTTGGTCTATGTCAAATTTCTTTTTAATATGATTAATAGAATACATTAACCTAGGAGGAGGAAGTGTATTTACATAATTAACAACTTCTTTTTTATTTATAAATTTACCCTCTTCTTTTAGTTCATTTATATAATGCTCGTGTAACTTATACATATGAGTTTTAAAATTATAAGGATAATCTACTAGGGCTTTTTGTTTTTTGATAAAACAATTAATATAATTTTGATATAATTGATTAGTATATCTATGCATTTCACGTCTAAAATCACTAAACTCTTCTTTATATTCAGGATAATATTTCAAAAAATCTCTTACTAGACCGTGCTGTCTTAGATGATAATAATGATACTGTAGCTTTGGACTATTACCCTTCAAATGTTTAACCTTTTCATAATTTGAATTTCTTATTTTTGTTCGTTCTCCTTTGTTATTCCAAATTACAACTCCCTGAAGTTGATATGGAAGATTATCAGAGAAAAAATGATTTATCAATTCACTCCAACTATTTCCTGTATATTTTAGTGATTCATTGAAATTACTATCTGTTATTTTTTTCATTTCAATATAAGCATATTTCAAATTATTATTCATTAATTGTATATCAATATCATAGTTGTTATCATTAAACACCTCATTATTAATAATTTTATATTTATTTGTTAATATCAATGATGGATGAGTAATTGGAACAACTATTCTATTTTCTGGATGCTGTAAAACAAAACTATATGAGCAATTTTTATCTAAATGATGAAACTCCAATCCTCTATGATTCATTGCATCCAAAAACATATATCTATAAGTTTTATCACTATCCATGTTAAAATTACATTTTGCTCCTATTGTACTTCTAGTTGTTATTTGCCAATCATCTATAAATGTATCAAAAAATACATTAATCATTGTTCCTTCTGGAAAATGCTGTATATAACATTCCTCATATTTATTAGATTGTGAAAAAACATCAAAGTTAATAGATTTTGGGGGTGAAAATGAAACAATATTACCTTCCTCATTTACAATAATTGACCTAAATAGACCTAGTTTATCTACATTTTCTGTCGTTAATTTTGATTTATCATATTTTAAAACAAATAAGTGGTCTGTTTTTTTAACTCTTATATGTTTTTCTTTTGCATATTTGTTATCATTAATTAATTTTGAAATATTAGCATAATCATTTGGCTTGTAACTAAGTGTCCCAGACATTTAAAGTATTATATAATCAATTCTTTATATAATATTTATAATGTAATTTCTTGTTAGAGATAATTTCTATGATAAATATAAGTAATGTCTGAAAAAGAATCATTATTTTTAGAGTTAGGCCAAGTAATTAAATTTGTTGCACCCTCAAATACAGATATTAATGATAAAGTTTATTATATCGATTATTTAGATAATGATACAATTAAGTTAATTAATGATACTAATATTGATGAAGTAGTAGAAATAGGTATTACAAATGGTAGATTAAATGATGAATCAATTGAACAAATTATGATACTAGCAACACCTGAGGAAAAAGGATATGCTAGACAAAACGATTTAGTTCCTGAAAATTGGATAACAGTAGAATTCGGCGGAGATGTTCCATCTATAATAAATGGACAAATTACAGATTTAGATGAAGATGAAATTGAATTACAAATATATGGAACTGACCAAAAAATTTATATTGATTTTGCTTATAAAGGTATTCCAAAGGATTTGCCAATTAAAAATATTCGAGCTTTTGTTCCTCCTGAATTATCTGTGAAAGAAGAAGAAACTCCAGATTTGGAAGTTTTAGATGATGAAGATGATGATGATTTAGAACTAATAATTGACAGTGAAGATATTAAACAAAATGTGCAAGACTTGTTTATAGATATTGATGATATTGAAATAGGAGATGAATCTCTAGGAGAAATTACTGAAATGGTTAGAGTTAAAGAAAGTGAAAAAAGATTTGGAATTGAAACTCAAACACAAGATATATTAGACGAATTATTAGCAGAATATCCTACAGATAGAAGAACTAGAAAGGTATTAAATAATATTCATATATTGATTGAGAGATTTAAGGAATTAAGAACAAAATTTTCAAAATTTGATGAAACAGGAAACGCAGAAAGTATAATTAAAAAAGGAGCAAATTATAAACCATTGATTAACAACTTGAAAAATTTAAATAAAAAATTATTATGGTTAATACCGGTTGCTAAGAACTCTCATAAACTATTTGATTTGGAAACCGTTCCTCAAGATGTTGTATTTCCTGATGCTGAACTAATGGCACTTAGATATGCTCAAGCAAATATAATAGAATCACAAGGACAGTATAAAAGTAATACTGTTCCAGATGGTCAAAACAAATATATTTATTTGATGCAAGAAATGAATCCATATTTCACACCTTTTTTAGAAACATCTGATACAAATAACATAATTGCTAGAATGAAGGTTAATAATAATTTAGATGTATTAATTAATAATCTTGAAAATTTTGAATCACATATGGTCGAAGAAGTAAATGTTATTTCACAAAAATATGTTATTGATAGATATAACTTAGGATTAAGCCGATTAGAAAATCCTGATATTAAAAACAAACATAGTAAGGCTTTTCGAGTTCCATTAACTAATAATGATAGTATTGATTTATTAGGGTTTTTAAGATTACAAGAACCTTATATCAAATATTCTCATATTAACTTGCCTACAACATCTATTTATGATAAGGCCAATCTTCACTTTTTCAATTACTTTTATTTTAATATTTTTAAAAATTGGGCTGATGGAGATGAAATATCTATCAGTGAAGGTCAAGAAGGTGGACTTTATGATATATTAGATTTGAAAAATAAAAAAGATTTTAATAAAAATAAAAAACAATTATTTGGTTATAATACTTATTTTAGTTTTGAGGAAAGAAGAAAATTAGTAGATAGAGTTTCAATTCGTGATGATAATGAAGTTTATGAACAATTCCTAGAAAATATGGTACCTAAAACTAGAGTTTTATTTGAACTTATTAAGAATTATATAAAGAATGGAACATCATATGTTAAAATTATAGAATATTTGGAACCTTTCATGATTTATGATGATGATATATCATTTAAGCAATATGAAACAATTACTAACTTTATTTATGAAGAAATTGAAAAACATAAAGGCATAATTATTAAAAATACAAGAGAATTTTTAAAATTTATAAGAGAAAACAAAAGTTACTTTGTAGGAACTATTTTGCCAAAATTAGTTAAAACTGAATACACTGATATATTTGATAAATCCCATTATAATGTTACAGATGCAATAGAAACTGAAATATCACTTGAAAAAATGATTAGTTTTGATGCTGGCAGACTATATAATATTGTTTTAGCATTAAGTCAGTTAAAATTTACACAACCTATTAACATTGAACAAAAAATAACTGAAGAATTAGATATTTTAGATTCCAAAATAGATGAAGAAAAAGAAAGTCCAGAAGCTAAACAGTGTGGAAGTGAAAAAAAATTAGTTAAAAGATATATTAACTTAGATGAATTAACTGAAGACAATAACTCTCCTGTTTTTGTTGATAAAAAATATGATGAAACTCCTTATGATATTGGAGAAGACTGGAAAAGAAATAATGCTGAATTGATTGCATCATCTGATGATGATAATTTAGTTGTAAAAGCCTTAACTGACTTTTTAATTGAGAATAATGGAATTGAAAGAAGTAAAGCAGAGATGGATGCTAGAGCAATGATATATGGTTCTAGAGAAGTTCAAGAGGGAGAATATGCTTACTTAGATTTACAAGGAGATGGTAATATTAAATATTATGTCAGACAAGATAATACTTGGAGATATGATAAGTCTTTATCAGGTATATCTCCTGACCAAATAAATTTTTGCAATATAAAAGATAATTGTTTCAAAATAAAAGAAACTTGCACAAATCTTGATTCAACAAAAGATATGTTAAAAGCAAATATTCTTCACGATATTGAAAAAAGATTTGAAGAAGAACTAATTCAATCTATTAGTGAATTAAAAGACCAATTACTACTTAAATTACAATATAGAAAAACTAATTTACAAAATTTAAAAAAATTAAAAATTTATAAGTTGTTGAAAAGAGATATTTTACAACAAACAATTGCTCAAACATTAGAACAAAGAGATGTTGTTATTTCTCCATATGAATTATTAAGAGACGAGATATTAGGCCAACAAGATATTATTAAGAAATATTCTAGTTTATCTTTATTTATTCAACAATATTGTAGGGTTGCAAATGATGAAGAAGACGGCAATTGGTTTTATTGTATAGATTCAAACATTAAATTACTTCCTACTTTTTATGAAAAATTAATAGAAGGATTTAATAATAACAGATACATGCTTACACTGGAAGAAATATATAAAGAGAGAGGAGAAAAAAGTGATGATGGTGACAAATGGGTAGATAAATATAGTGGATTTTATATATCTGGAGATATTGCATTAGACTTCTCAGAGGGATATACTAAGGACGGGTATAAAATTGTGTCAAGAGAAATTATTCAAGAAGATGCCGCGGACAAATTAAGAAAAGAAAGAATTATGGATACGACTCAAACATATTCTACTTTACTAGCAAAAAGAGTTGAAAACATTCTAAAAACATTTGATGAAAAATTATATATTTCAACAAAAGCTCATTATAATTTTGTTATAAAGACTGTTATGGAATTAGTCAATAAACATGTTCCTAATGAAACAGAATATCGTGAATTATATAATAAAAAAAGTAAACAGGGGAAAAAACTAATAACCTTTGAAAAAAAAAGTGACCAAATATTTATTTATTCTATTATGTCTGCCTATATTGTTGCTGTTCAATCTGCTATACCAAATATTATCACTAAACGAGTTTTTGGAGATTGTAAAAAATCTTTTACTGGATTTCCAATAGATGGTAATGCGGATGTAAGCTTTTTAGAATATTTAAGTTGTGTTGTTTTTGCATTAAGAAGAAAAGATAGACCTTGGAATATTGTTCCAATTGCTTTAAGTGGTAAAGCAAAGAAAAGAAGAAAAGCTAATTACGACGAGATTCAAGATAAATTTGTAGGGAAAATAAGGGCATTTATGAGTAATAATGTTTTAGTATTAGACGAAGTAAAACAAAAATTATCTATTAAAAGAGAATGGAATAAAATGAATAAATCTGGAACATTAATACCTGTTGAATTTAATGTGCAACAATGGAGTGGATTTTTACCACCATTAATACCTGTTACTGTAACGAGATTAAATAACATTTCACAAAATTTTGAAAGAACATTAAAAACAAGAATGCAGGAAGGAAGTTATGAACAGTTTGCACATTTATGGACTTTATATGGTAAAATAGTTAGTTATTCATTTTCTATTATTGAATCTGTCCAAAGAGCAATTAATAAAGAACCAGCTTTATTAGAAACAAGAGGTGGAATACCATTTTTGGAAAATGCCTGTTGTAACGAGGGATTAGCTAATACAAATAAATATTTTGCAGAAAAAGAATCTTCTATTAGAACACATAATGATATTATAAAAAGATTAGTAGGTATATATGAATACTTCAAACAAATTAGTAAAGGTCCTTTTTTCAATTTAACTATAAATACCAAATTAGTATATCCAGAGATTTCTACAGAATTTTCTAAGGAAACCATATATCTTGCATTTATTAAATTTTGTAAATTTAACAGTGGTATTGAATTGACTGGAGATTTAAAGAGAATATGTGTTAAAAATGATTGTAGTTATAGACAAACAGATTCAATTGACAATAAAATATTAGCAATGGAAGCGGATGGATTAAATTATTCAAAGGAAACATTAAATGCATTATTAAATGTTGTAAATAGAGAAAATATATTGGACTATGATTTAGACCCTCCTGTAACTACTGAAAAACTTCATTTAGAAAAAACTATACAATATTTGAAGAGTAAAGACAGTATAATATGTCATCCTAAATTATTAGAGTTATTAGAAAGCATTGTTGATAGATTTGATGTAAGTATTCAAGGAGAAGACGATAGTATAGTAAGACAACTTACAACATATTTAGATAACATTAATAATGAAATGTCTATAAGAATTTCTGAAAAAATGATGGAACACGGTGAATTAACAAGAAGATTAAAAGATTTACTAGTAGAATATGCTCCGGAAGGAGAAGCCTCTAATTCAAAAGTTAAATCCAAACGACAACATTTTATTTTAAATTGGGACTTATTAGGTGATAATACCTATATGTCCTTGGAAGATGAAACAGGCTTCACTATATTTAAAATGATTAATGTTTTAGTTACATATATAGTAAAGGTTTATCCAAATATTATATTAAATGAAGTTAATTTTAACAATAGGTATGTTCCAAAACACTGGTTAAAGGGTTCAAAGAAATTTAGTGAGCGTCATAAAAATGATATTATAAATTTTATGATGAAAGATGGAGAAGGATTTTCACAATTTTATAAAAATAAAAAAGTAAATGCTGTTTTAGATTTTGTCCTTAATCATAATGAAGATATATTAATGTTAATGAATGCAATACCATTTTATTCAGGAGTTATGGAAGAAAAAGTAAAAAGAGGTTCTATTTTTGATGGAGAGATTTTAAAAAAACTAGGATATTATTTCCTGCTCTGTTCATTTTCATTATATATAATGAGTTTTTCAAATGATTTGAGAATAGATACAATTGAAGACGAAGATTTTATGGAAGAAGCAGAAGATGGAGAAGATTTAAGTATTATTCAAGGAGAACAAGAACAATTAGAAAAAGATACATGTGCTTTATTAAATGTTTATTTAAAGAAAACAGAAGAGTATAAAAAATTATTGAATGTTTCAGCAGAAACAATAAATAAAAATGTATTAAAATCAAAAACAAAGGAAAAAGAGCAAATAGTAAAAAGACTAGGAGATTTAACTCCTGAAGAAAGAGAAATAGAAGACCTTATGAAAAACAGTTCATTAGGAGAATGGAGTTTAGGTAAAAATAAAGCTATCTTTGAATATGATGAAAATCAATATGATAAAGAACGAGAGAAATTAGAAAGAGACGCACTAACAGAATTAAGAAGTGGTGGATTAGATGATGTTAGTGAATTTGCAGGTGAAATATTTAATATTCCTAGTGTATTAGACCATTTAGAAAATAGTAATGTTGCTAGAAGAATAGAAAATGAAGTTTATAATTTAGATGGAATGGCTGAAGATGATGATTATGGTGATAGGGATGGGGATGGTCACGGTGATTATTTTTAATTAAACAAAATTTACTAAATTAAAAACTAATGTATATATAAGTTATTATGTATAGACAATATATTCGTAGAAATATTACAGCTGTTTCTATTATTCTATTTGTAGTTATTTTTTGTATAATTCAATTAGTAGAACCAGCATTTTTATATGAAAAAGATGGTTCTTTAAGAAAATTTGGCATAGGAACCAAGAAAAAAACAGTCATACCAATATGGTTTTTAACTCTAATACTTGCCATTTTTTGTTATTTATTTGTTCTATATTATTTAGCTATCCCTAAATTTCGTTATTAATTAATTAAATATTTAATAATTAATAACTTAAAATCCAAGTGTCCATTTTTGAGGTTTCTTTTTCTTTTTAGGATTATCTAATTTAGCCGCTAGTTTAGCTTCTAATTCACTAGCACTTCTCTTACACCTAATAGACATAATGTATGTATTTGAATTCTGTATTACTAAATAACCAGTTAATATATACCATAAAAACTCAGAAATCTTATCTTTTAACACAACAAAATTATACAAGTCTGGTATATATTTTTTATAATCAGGTGCTAATATTGATGTATTCGAGCCTCCTCTTTGCTTTCTTCTTTTTCCTCCTTTCATAGGTGGAGCACTAGGCGTAGGGACAGGTTCTGCTATAGCAACAGGCAAGTCATCTGTTCCCCCATTTTTACCAGCCAATCTAGAAATAAATAAGTCGAAATTTTCTGGAGTCATTTCATTTATCATCATAGATGGGTCTTCATAAACCATTGATAATAATTTATTGTTTCCACTTTGTTTTAACATATTTACAAATGTCTCTTGTGCACCTGCAAATTTAACAATTATATATCCTAATGTATTTGAAAATGGAGCCTTCCAACCCGGAAAAAATAATATAATCATTAATAATACTCCAAAAATAAATAGATTTGGCATTACAGTATAATTAAATGCTGCAAAGGTTTGTGGAGTTCCACCACATTTTTCTGTTGCATTTTTCATATTTGTTCCAAATTGCAATAAAACCATAACTATCAAATAAACTACTGTTAATGCTATACCTAAACCTTTATTTTTTGCACCATGTTTTTCTGCTAAAAAATACTTAAGTGTAAAATATACAGTTGTTAATCCAACAAAATAAATAAAACTTGTAAATGGTGAAATCATTTATAGATAATAGGTATAAAATTTTTTGATTTTTTCATTATATTATTTATATGAATGTATCTAGACCTCTATTAACAGAACCCGGTGTTAAATACTTTTTAAAAGAAACATTAAAAAACTGTAAAATAAAAAAAGATACACAATTCAATAATTTAATGAATTTAGCCTTATTGACTTCATTTATTTTTATTGCAAGTGGTTTGTTATATTACAAATATAAAACCAGACCTACTGATGAAGATAAAAAAAAAATAAAGCAGCTTAAAAGAGACTATTTTGTAACAAAAGTTAGACAATTAGAAGCAAAAAAAGCAAAAGAATTAAATAATCAAATTACAAATTTACCAGAATTTGAAAGCCCTTTTGAATTATTACACAAAAATTTTTATAAGACTTAAATATAAATGAGCGATATAGACTCCCTTTCTCCAGAAGAACCATTTATTACAGATACGGGTATAGTTATTGATGCTTTCCCAGCAGCTGTAGATGTTGAAACTAGTAAAGAAAGAGATATAGAAAGAATGGCTGACCCAAGGCTACAAGGTGATTTTCCCGACCCTTCTCCTGTTGCATCTAGAACACCTAAAAAAACAGATGAAGAAAAATGGGATGATTATCTAGAAAAATATGATAGACTTAATAAATTAAAAAATAAATTAAACAAAAAAATAGAAGATATTAAAAAAAAATTTAAAAAAGCAAATCCAGATGCATCTATTGATGAAAAAAAGACAAATTTAAATAAAAAGAAAAAACAACTTGATTCATTAATTAATGAAATTGATGCTCTAGAAAAATCTATAGATAAACCTACAATTATTGATATGCCAAAACAACTAGACGATATTAGAAAGGAAATAAATCTGCAAAAAAGAATTATAACAGAATATAAATTAGATTTACTTTTTGATTTGGACGATGAAGAAGTTATTCTTACTGAATTTCAATCAAACAAGGAAAATTTAGAAAAATTACTGGAATATGCTAGCCAATTAAAAGAAATTTATGATAAAAAAACAAAAATGACAGAAATAATCCAATATAATCCTGATACAGGTGAAAAAATAGATGATGATTTTAAAAAGGTATTTGTATCTCGAAAAGATGAACTACACAAGAAACATAAAAAATTAAATCAGTTGGTTAGTGATTTTAAAAAAAATATAAAACAATATCAACAATCTGGAGAGAAATCATTGCTAACTGATTCTCTTGAAATTTATAAAAATGTAATTATGCCTTTATTAATTGAAATAAGAAGTCTAAAATATCAAGTTATTTATGTTGATAAAATTTCACAGAGTAATAATGGCAAAATTAATAAAAAAGAGATGCCTATATATCATTTTATACCTAGACAAGTAAATTTAGAAAATGAACAATACTATGACATTTAACTAAAATTATCATTAAAATAAAAATAATATAAATATGTATATGAAGTTTATTAATGTTCCATTATTTCTTACAAGTTTAGCTATAGGTTTATTTGTTGTTTATATAACATTACCTGCAACGCAAGTCATTTATGTTTATCCAAATCCAGATAATGAACATAAAATAAGTTATAAAGATAAGGCAGAGAACTGTTTTCACTTTACTTCAACAGAAGTTGAATGCCCTAGCGATGTAAGTAAAATACGCTCATATGGTATTCAACAGTAAATAATATTTACCTTATATATAATGTATGTCAGACGATTAATATATGGAGATGTTGGAAGAGTTGTGATATCAATAATATTAGGACTAGGTTTTGCTACTTTATTTAGAAAAGTGTGCAAAGATAGAGATTGTATTATATTCAGGGCTCCTGATGTTAGTAAAATTAAAAATCAAATTTTTAAATTCGGTAATAAATGTTATAAGTTTAACGAAAGTATAGAAAAATGTAATAATAATAAAAAAATAGTTGAATTTGCGTAATAATACATAATATAGCAATATTAAGTATTATTATATGGCCACTGCTATAGCGTCTTTGCCTAATGAAGTTCCTGATAATAATGTTGTAATGAAAGTTAAAGAAAAAAATATGAAGGTTCCAAATCCACCTAAACAAGAAGCTATTTCTCAATCTCCTACTGAGTTATCACAAGAATCCATCCATCAAATTGTTCAAGGATTACAACAAGCTGGAGGGGCAACTGTCTTGCCAAATAGAGAAATTTCTACTAGCAATAGTCATATTGTTCAGGATGAACAGGTTAAACCAAATTTTATTCCAGAAGCACAAAATACAAATTATATTGAAGAGGAAAATTCAATGGAAGATTTAATTAAACAAAGTCAAAGTAAAAAGGTAGAACAAGATAGATTGGATGTTATGTATGAGGAACTTCAAACACCACTAATGGTTATGATTTTATTTTTCTTTTTCCAATTACCAATTTTTCAAAAAACAATGACAAAATATGCGCCATCACTTTTCTTAAGGGACGGCAATCCAACCTTTTCAGGATATTTTGTAAAAACTTTAATATTTGGAGTAACTTATTATATTATAACTAAGGTTATCAAGCAACTTAGTGAGATTTAATTTATAAATTATTAACTATATTTTATAAATTATCGTCTTCTTTTAGATTTTCTTCTTCGTGTTTTTCTTTTTTTTGATTTTCTTTTTTTTGATTTTCTCTTTTTTGTTTTTCTTCTGCGTTTTTTTCTACCACCTTGTTGTTCTGTTGTGGGTGCAGGTGCGTCTGTAGGTGCGTCTGTAGCTGGAGGTTTCATCAACTTTTCAAGTTCTTTCAATTGCTCTTCTTTTGGAAGCTCTACAAACTTTTCCTTTTCTACTTCTATTTGTTTTAAAGTTTCTGCAGATAAGATTTTTAATTTTTTTAATTTTTCCTTAATAAATTTCTGGCTTTCTTTATTTTTAGGTTCTTCTGGTGTATCTTCTAAAGCTGGGGTATCTTCTAAGGCAGGAGCTGTTGTAGGTTCTTCTTTTGGTTCTTCAACATCTTCTAATTCAGGCATATTTGTAGAAACTGCGTCTGCTGCAACAGGACCTGTTGGTTCTGGTTGTTCAGCACTTTCTTTATTTTCTGGTTCATCTTTTGGCTCGCAATTTGCTTTTGCTACACTATGGCATTCACCTAACTTTTGAAAATGCGCTTCATTTCCTCCTTTATCTGGATGATGTTTCAATGAAAGTTTGTGGTAAGCTTTTTTATGACTTTTATCACATTCAGCTTCAGGTTTATTATATTTGTCACAATATTCAGTTATTGCAGGTGGCATTGCAGGAACTCCAGAACTTTCATCACCTCCTCGTTTCTTTCTAGTTTTCTTTTTACGTCCTCCCATTTTACTATGTTTAGATTTTTTACTTCTAGTTTTCTTTTTTCTTCGTCCTCCACCACCTAACANNCATCATCAAATGGAGCTTGGTCGTCATCGCCATCTTTCATTCCATCATTAGAATTATCTATATCTGATGAACTAGAACCTTGAGAAGGAGTAACTCTTTGAGCTCTTCTTCTTACCCAGCCTCTATACTCTCCCTCTAATCTTTGAGCTTGTGCTAAATCATGCAATCCTTCACCTGTCGGTAAAATATCAGGACCAAAAGCAGTTCTCATAACTTGTTCTGGATTTCCACCACCAACCTGATACCTAGTTATGAATTCAACAAAGCTTAAAGGCACTCCTCCATTCCATAAGTCTCCTAATGTTGGTAGATTAGTTACTTGTGAACCCATAAGCTGAGATATTCCGTGAATAAAAGCACCAAGAATAGTTTGTCTAGGTTGTGGAAGTTGGTTACCACCTAATGTAGTTCTACCTTGATTAAGATATGAAGTTCTATCAAACCATTCTTCAGGAGGCTCACGAACACCACCTACATTTCTATATTCCCCAGTAATATCCATTTGCCTTCCTGCATACCATAAACTATTTAACTGACTATGCATTCTTTGGTATAAAAAGTAAGAATTAAATAAGTCATCTGCTAGTGCCATATTAGCAGGCTGAGCACCTTGTTGTGCCATCAAAGCTTCACCTTGCTTTTGGTTTGCAATTGCTTGAGCCTGTTGCTCACTCTGCTCTCTCTCTCTTCTCTCTCGTTGTTCTCTTTGTCTTCTTAACATTTCCTGAACAACTTGTGCTAATAAAGCACCTTGTTGATTATTTTCTGCCAAGGTATGAGCAAAATAAGCCCTTCTTCTAGCTGCAGCTGTTTCTCCACGGCGGTCAGTGATAATATCATTTCCCTGAATAACTCTTCTGGCTTCTTCGTCTCGAACCAATCTCAGGCCGTCTATACCAACCGTTTGACTTCTTTCCATTAAATGCCGGATTCCAGCGCGATAATTAACTTGTATTATTTGTCCGGTTGAGGTTGTACCTAATATATTATTTATTTCTATTACCGTAACAATTCTTCTGTTATCTGGTCTCCCACCGAACCCTCCTGTATTAATTAAATAAGAACCCCTAGCAATTGGTCTATCTGTATCAATAGTGCTTGGAAGAGATACAGTCATTGGTGGAAAAGACTGTCCATTCGCGTCTGAACCAGGTCGAGCAGGACTATCCACATCATTTCCTACAATTTCTATTCTCGCAGGCTGTAATGGTCTTAATCTGTTAGCTTGTGCTCGGGCTCTTGGAATATACAAATGAATTACCATACCCCTAGCATACATTGAATCAGTAATACATTCCGCACCTGAACTTTGTCCGGTTATACAAGATTCTTGTTGTTTTGATGCAGCAGCGCTTCCATCTGCAACTTCTTGTTGTGCTTGTAATTCTCTAGCAATGTTTGCTTGCACACCCTGAGCTTGTTGAACTTGTTGTTGCAATTGCTCAATTGTTATACCACTTCTTAAATCTACAGAATTACGCATTAATTCATATATTTGCAATGCACCTTCAGGACCTCTATTTACAGTCCCACGGATGCTATCTTGATTCTCTGATACATATCTAAATAGGTCAGTTGTATGTCTTACATTTTCCATTGCTGCAGGCAATCCTTCATATGTACTTATGACACTAGCCATAGCTCTTCTAGATGCTGCAATCTCTTCACTAGCTCGCTCTTGGCTTTCATCTAGATATATTAATGCAAGACTTTCTCTAATATAAGCAGGAACTTCTAGTAATCTATATTCTAGTAAATTTACTCTAGAACCATCCTCACCTTCCTGTATTCTAACACCACCATTTGTAAAATTATAAGTTGCAAGTGAGAGATATTGCGCACCTCCTTCTTCTCTAGCTGCATCTTGTGTCATATCTCCATTTGGGGCTCTACGAAATCTAGATGTTAAATTAATATACCAATTATACCATAATTCTATTTGTAACCATAAATAATTTCTAGCTGCTTCACGAGCGCGCGTTCTTCGCTCTTCAGGGGTTTGTCCAAAATATCCAAGCATCCAGTGCAATATAGCCTGTCTTTTATTAGAAGGCTGTCCTATTGGTGGTAAATTATTTATTTCTCTTAACATTGTAGTTGCTCTAATTATATTTTCAGTTAATCTAATTTCTTGAAGAGCAATTACATCTAAAGGCATCCTCATTTGTTGTTGGTGGTGATGCGCCAAAAATGTTGGATTTATTAAAACATCCACACAGGCTTGAGCATAAAGAGCGGTTCTTCTAATTAATGATATAGGTGGCAATGATGTTGGATCTTCTCCTCTCATTCTGCGCACATCTACTAATCCTACTGCCTGCCCTTCCCTTCGTCTTATTTCCATAACTTCAATATCTAATAATTGTCTATAATTTGCCGATATTGTTTGTCTATTATCTCTTTGTTCGCCTACCCAACTACCTCTGGACCTAACCATATCAGCATATTCACTATATTGTTCTGGAGACATATTAAAAAGCGTATTTCCTCTAGGGACAAAAATATAATAAAAAGTAACTGGCTGTCCAGTAGCATTTCTACCCTGTCCTTGACGGAAATACATCCCTAGTGCCCTTTCCTGGTTTGCTACAGAATTTTGACCTTGTAGCATCTGTGCTCTCATTTGTTGCCATTGTTCTTGGGGAATTACATTAAGAACACGCTGTTGTCCTGAGCTATTACCAGACGATAATTGTTGTGCTCCAGATTGTATTGGAAAATTAGAGCGTAAGCCTAAATCAAGACCAGTTGCACTTACAACACCTTGAACTTCAGGAGAAAATAAAACCATCATACCAGGTCTAGTTATCATTGTTCCATCAACACCTGCTTCACCTCGTACTTGCTGTCTTAGTATTGGACGGTTTCCTTCTCCTGTAGCCTCTGCAGCAGCATCACCAATAAAAATTCTAGTTAAAAAGGTATTTAATTCTGTTTGAACATTGTTAAATACTGCATCACTAGCGTTTAAAACATCTCCGCCAATAGCTCCTTGTTGCACTCTTTCTAATAATTGAGCCCTCATAGTATTAGCCGCACTTTGAGTTGATGTAATACTTGACAACATTGCAGCATTGATTTCCGATAATGCTGTTGGTGGGAGTCTCGCACCCTGAACTAGTTCTGTTGACATAGGTCCATCCCCCTTGCGCTCATCATCCCCCTTGCGTTCGTTCTGCGCCGTCTCTCTTTTTGATGACCCAACTCCAGGTGAAGACGAAGAGGAAGAGGAAGAGGAAGAGGAAGATGAAAAAGCCCCCTGCCTTCTTCGACGGGGTTCTCCTCTTTCTGCACCTTCTTTGGTAGCAGCACTAGATTGGCCTGGACCACTTTGCAATCTAGCATATAAATCACTATAAGCACTATTTAAAGCTGCGTGTGTTGTTGGTGTTGTTCTTATCTCTCCTTCACCTTGTGGAATCATATCGCTTAGTCTATTAAATTCTGCTTGTTTATCCCGCACATTAATTGCGTTTCTATTTCCATTCTTTTCACTGAACGCTTGAGGGGTCAATAGCTGCGGGATATTCTGTTGCTGTTGTTGCTGGTCTAACCCCATAGCTTGTTGCATCATACCTTGTTGCATCATACCTTGTTGCATCATACCTTGTTGCATCATACCTTGTTGCATCATATCTTGTTGTGGTTGCATTGCTTGCGCGCCTAGAGAAAAGTCATCGTCTACTTCACCTTCCTCACCAGACGAATTTGGATTCCATTGGGGTGATGGAGCGTGGGTAGCCATAACAGCATCATATACACTCATAGGTATATTTTTCCATATCATACCACGGGGTTTTTCAATACCTGTCGGAGGAACCATATCATATACATCTTGTATCGTTCTTGCTCCAGCTTCTAGTAGATTTGATTTTAAAGTATCAAACGGAAGGATTCCATAATTACCAATTGTTGCCATATATAAATTATTAACATTATTTATTTAATTTTTAATACTTCTACATTCAATTGATTCGTAAATACTTTAACTAATTCATCATTTTTATAATCTTCTAAATACTTTATCTGTTTTACACCTGCGGCTAATAATAAGCGAGTGCATATAATACAAGGATAGTGTGTTACATATGCAGTAGCGTCTTTACAACTTACTCCTCGTTTTGCACAATCACAAATAGCATTTTGTTCTGCATGAACGGTTGCTTGTTCGTGATTATTTCTTACCATTGAAGTATGAGGAGCACCTGGTAAATGACCATTATATCCCTGACTAATTATTCTGTTATCCTTAACGAGTAAGCATCCTACGTGTAACCTATGACAAGAAGACCTTTCACTAGTGACCTTGACAATTTTAGCAAAATACTCGTCCCAACTTAATCTATTAGCACTCATTTATAAAAAAATTAAATTTTTAGGTTTATATTATTTCTCTCCAAATATAATTTATTGTTTGTAAATTATATATGAATATCATCTCAGATATTACAAATTTTAAATTATCTAACGACAGTGTTGAAACTATCCTAAAAGCTACTCTTCTTTTAGTTCTTTCTGTATCTGGAAATTTTTTAGCAGAAACACTTGGTTGTCAGAGTCAAAAGATTTTAAATAATATGTTTGTTAAGCATTTATTAATACTTTTTATGATTTACTTTACAATTGATTTTACACAACGAAATGCTGATTTAGCAAATCCTTTTGTAAATGTTTTAAAAGCTATAGCTGTTTGGATTTTATTTCATTTTTTCACACATATGGATTTATTGCCAACTGGAATAGCTATATTACTTATTATGGTGTTATTTTTTATTTCTAATTATAGACACTACCTTGATGAAAAAGGCAAAAAAATAGGAGTAAAAAATCTAAAGAGTTTAGATGCATCTCTTAAAAGTGTTCAACAAATATTATTTATCGCAATTATTGCTGTAATTTTAATAGGTTCGTTTATTTATTTTATCGAAAAGAAAAGAGAATATAAGCACAATTTCAGTGTATTTAAATTTATTTTTGGTTTAAAAAATTGTAGAGGATATACCCCCAAGGCAGCAAAGATTTTCTAAGTAAATAATATATGCCAAATGTTCCACAAAGATATGTTCCCAAAAAATTATCAAAAAAGGATAAGAAACAACAGAAAAAAGAGTTGAAAAAATCTAGAAAGGCTTATAAAAAAGGTAAGTATCATACGAGAAAAAAGGTAAAATCATTTAAATCAAAGGTATCACCTCATATTATTAAAGCGCGTAAAATGTATAAGGTTGAAAAAATAAGACCATCTAAGGAATTAGCGAAAGCATCTAAATGTAGTTTGAAGGGATTAAAAAGAATGTTCCAAAAAGGACAGGGTGCTTATTTTTCAAGTGGTAGTCGTCCCAATCAAACCGGTCATTCTTGGGGTTATGCTAGAATGGCAAGTGCAATTACAGGTGGTAAAGCATCCGCAGTTGATTATCATATTATAAAAGAAGAATGTCATAAGAATAGTAGAGCTGTTAAGCTTGCAAAAAAAGCAAGAAAAACATATAAAAAAGGAATGAAGAGAGTAAAACAAGTAAAAATAGGAGGTAAATGGAGTAAAAAATATAAAAAAAGTATAAACTGTAAAAAACCAAAAGGGTTTTCACAAAAACAGTATTGTAAATATGGTAAAAAGAAGAAGACAAAAACAAAAAAAAATAAAAATAAATCTAATTGAATATTAAATGAAACTTAAGGTAAATTACAAGAAAATTTTATTTATTATAGTTGTGTATGTTATTTACATCAATCTCTTTAAGGGATTTATAAGTTATTATCCTACTATTCCTGTTTATCCAAATAACAATACTGATTTAGAAATTATGAAAAAAGAAATGGCAGAGAGAACTCCAGAAGATGTTAAGCTTTTTTTCGATACCAACACATCTATTGCCGCTGCATTTCTACCATATGTAAATGAAACAGCAAATGAATTAACAAAGGTAGCGTTAAGTCAAAATTATATAATAAATTTTTTTAAATATTCTATTAATCGAAGACGACCATATCAAATCGACGAAACATTAAAACCATTGAGCACAAAAACATCAGGAACGCCTGCATATCCTGCCGGACACGCTTATCAAGCTATGATAGTTGCAAAATATTTATCAAATAAATATCCTGAAAAAAAGGAACTATTTAATAAGATAGCTTTAAAATGTGATGAATGTAGAGTAAAGGCAGGAATTCATTATAAAAGTGATGGTGAGTTTTCTAGAAAATTATTTTATTTGTTTAATTAAAATTGATTTTAACTATATATTCTATTGTGTGTAGTATAATTATGAGTGAAGAAAATCCAAAAACAATATTTTATTTCGATGAGGACCCTGGATATGAAACACTTAAAAAAATCACACAAGGATATTTTCAAGTTTTAAAACTTATAGATGGTAGAGATTTATTCTTAAGTGAAGATGGGATATATCGTCTTCCTATAAATGTTGAAGCTAGTAATATGTTTAAGTTTAAAATATATGGGAATATAGCTATAGTAGGAAAATTGAATTAAGTTATTGATAATTAAATAGTTATTAATAACATCAACAATGAGTGA